AAAAAACTCTTCGAAAGCAACTTTCTCTTCTTCAGTTTGCTCCGCAAACTTATCTTTCCTATTCTGCTTATAGTCGGGACATACATTCTTTCTATAGCTAGAACTTCCCCAATCTGCTGCGATAATTATATTTGAACAACTATAGGATTTTGCTAGGCTTTGTACTGTCTGTTGATAATCATATCTAAAGTCAGTACGTCCTTGGTGCTTCCACCTAAATGCTAAGTTGAGTGCATCTATAACTATTGTGGCGTCTGGGTCTTTTACCATTTTTTCTGTAAAGTTAAACGCCATCTAAAAACTCCGTTGTTTCTTCTGTTAGCCAGGTGTCTGCTACCATTACATAGCAGTCTAGCCAGTTAATATACATATACTCAGCTTCAGAGGACTCTGGTTTAATAGAAGTAACAACAAATACCGTTGACCGATTATATTTGAAAAACAATAAAGGCTCCTGGTTTCCGCCTTCTGCTTGTTGTACTACTTTCTTCCACCATCTACTTAAATTATTAGTCTTTCTTGCCGTGAATATCTTATCATTTAAAGGAGACTCTGCGTAGTTTTTTACTTCAATACAAAACCTATTCTTTGCATGGGGTACATACAAATCACCTTTTAAGTACTCAAGAGCGCCCGAGTTGGGCACTCTCTCGAACTGGTGTCCTGTTGTGCTTCGAAGCATATCACGAACTAAGTATTCGCCCCTCGCCCCTTTCGCTCTCGAATCTACCATCAGTATCCTCTTCTTCTTCTTGCTCTGGCTCTTTCTCAGTAGCTTGCTTCTTATTCTCGCTGTATGCAGTACTCGCATACATCCACCAAATTCTCCTACGCCCTGCTCCCATTACTCTAGCTCACTAACGTTTCCGTTCTTGACCACCTCAATCTTTTCCAAGAGAGGGTGAGTCCAACCATGGCTTACAACATATGTATTTAAGTCTTCATTTAGGAGAACTTCTACTAGCTTCTCTCTGCCTGCGTCATCTAATACGTTTATCACCTCATCTAAAAATAATATATTAAGTTTAGACTTTGAAATACTACTCATTAGTTTGCGTATAGCAATCAAAGTAGCGGTATTAACTCTAGCTAATTCTCCTGAAGAGAGGGCTAGAATATCTACTATATTACCATTGTCAGTAATTTGTACATTAAGTTTATCATTTAAAACAACAAACTCTAGTGTAAACCTGCCATCGGACAGCTCTGCAAGGTATATATTAGTAAGATCTTCTAGTTCTTTTACTAAGTTTTCTATCTTGTATGCCAATAAGCCATTAGTACTGAATGCTTTCTTTAACACCTCAAGATTTGAGTTTATAGCGGTTTCTTCTGCAAGTAGAAGCTGGGCTTCTTTTAATTGAGAGGAAAACTCTTCGGTTTGCTCTTGAATTACTTGAATTCTAGTATTCTTACGGGTTTTTAACTCGTTTTCTTTTGAGATTCGCGAGAGTTCCGCTCGTACTCTCTCCAACTCTCCTTGAATGCGTGTAGCGCGTTCTTCGAGCTTTGCTTTATCCAAAAGGGTTCCGGGAAGGCTTTGATCAATCCCTCGGTATAAGTCCTCCCAATCTCTTTGAAGTCTGGCTTTACGTTCATACTGTCTATTGTTTTCTTTAATATCTTCAATCTCTGACTGAATTTTAGCATTTCTCTCCTTTGCTTCATCTATCTTAGATTTCTCTGCCTGTATCATAGAGCTTTTAAACTCTGAATCCACGGACTGTTCACAAGTAGGGCAAGTATCTCCTAGACTGTTTAACTTTTCTAAAAGTTTCTCTGACCCCGCTACGGTCGCTCTAATTGCACCAAACTCTCCCTGTAATTTATCATAGGATAGTTTACTTACTGCTGTGATACTCTTGATTTCTTCAAGGTCTATCGCAGCCAACATTTCTTTGAACTGATTATTTTTTATAATTTTTTTATTTTTTTCGGAAATATTTGAAATCTCTACTTGTAAAGAACGTAAAGCCTTCTCATCTTCTTCCGTGTCAATTATAATATTTTCAAGTGGCGCTATGTTGGTATCACTCAATTTGTTGTCACTTAACCACTTTTCTATTGTAGCCATTTTTGCTTCAATTGTAGTCAAATTAGCTACACTTTTTCTAGCTTCGTCTTTGAATAACTCAAATAACTTTACATAGTTCTCAAGGTGCAACAAATCTATCAGAAACTTTTTTCTGTTTGTGTCTGTAGCGGTTAAGAACTGTAAGCTAGTATTAGTGTTTTGATATACTAACTGAGAGAACGTCTTAAAGTCAATACCAAGTATTTCCTGTAAAGTCTTATAAGTATTTGTAGCCGTATGACTACTAATATCTTCGTTATTCTTTAAAAGCTGTAATTTAATACTGCTTTTTCTATCAATTATTACATCATAAGAATCATCGTCCTTCTTAAAGGACAAATGTATGTTATACCCGTCATTTACATATCTATTAGGTATATCAGCTTTTTTAATGCCTTTGGAGTTTTTATTATACAATGCTTCTTCAATAATTAACGGTATGGAGGACTTCCCCATACCGTTAGTACCGATTATTTGAGTTACCGTGTTATCAGATAAATCTAACTCATTGTTAGCACCGTAGCTAAAGCAATTACTCCATTTCAATTTTTGAAGTGTAATCATTATATGTTCCTAGTATATCTGTTATTCTATCTTCCCCAATATCTAAAATATACTGGAGATATTCTGCAAGCTCTTCAGATACAGTAAGGTCTTTATCCATAATCAAAGTAGCTTCCGAATTACGTTTTACTACTTTTTTATCGAGTAACTCACTGTTCTTTACAGAAGCAAGCTCCTGAATATCACCTTCTACTTCGTAGATTGTATGGTGAAAATGCGTAGGAACCATGTCACTAGTATCTCTTACCGTTTTACGGATAAGCTGAGGTAACTCAAACCTTTCCCACAACCAAGACCAGTCTTGCTCATTGATAAGGATATACCCTGTATTTACTTCTGTTCTGTGAAAAGAAGTAGTCATTGGGCTGCCTGGATATACTATATTACGTTGACAATTACTATGTGAGTGCAAATCTCCTGAGAATACTACAGGAAAGTCCTCGAACCTGTCTAAGTCCACCTCTGGCTTGACGTGTGGAGGTATTTCACCACGCACATGAGTAAATAATGGTCTTTTAGTATTAAACTGCTCAATGCTGTCTGGTCTATGTAAGTCAGCATATGGCAGTATTCCAAAACCTAAATCTTCATCTATGTATGCAATATCTACTATATTCACTAGAGGATTTATATCCCTAGATACTTGCTTTAACTGGGTAAAAAAGGTTTTATGTTTCTTAGTAGCCTCGTGATTACCGTCATAAATAATAGTAGGTATCTTTACTTTACGAATAAACTTAAAGTATAGTTCTAACTCTTCCATATTCGGAAGACGATCAAAGAGATCGCCTCCGATTATGTGCATATTACAGTCGGCTTCTAGGGCATGGATCTGGTCAAAGAATAGGTTATACCTATTCAGTGCCCATTTAACTGGGACATTCTTCTGTCCCAGTTTGATATGCCAGTCGGCTGTAAATAGAATCATGATATATCGAACTCAGCTTCTAAAGACTCGTCAATTTCTTCTGAGCCAGCTTCACGAATCTCGTCAAGCAAAGTTTTCTGAGCATCTGGAGTAGGACGTGGCATTACATCATCCATAGATTTTAAACCATCTACAAGAGCTTTCTCGTCTGCATCTAGTTCACGATGCTTACACTTCAATACCTGTAATTGATACTCTACATTATATGCTAGTGGGCCAGTCTTTACTCGCTTGAATTTAACATCCCAACCTGATACTGGATCAGTAGGGTCGCCAAGGTCTTCAGCAGCAGTCATGATCTGCTCAAAGAGTTTCTTCTTCAAGTTAATTACTTTGACTTCGCCGTTGTCAATGCACTGCATTGCGTAGCTCCAGCCACATTTCAGATCGGGGTAGAATTCACGAACCCAATCTTTTTCTTTGTTATTAAAACGCTCTTCGTTTCGATCAAAAGACAGACACTCGAAAGGAATGTTCTTGCCATTCTTACCTTCGATCCAATATACATAGCGAGCTAGTATATCACCTACGAGGCGGACAGAGTTGTCACCATCGCGGTAGCCGAAAGAAGAGATAGAAGATTTTTGGGCAGAGCCCTTAGATTTGTTGAATGATAGTGCCATTTTTAATGCCTCGTTGTTTTGTCGTTGACTTCTTCATATAGAAAATGTAATTTACCATCTTCTGCGTGTAGTAGTCTATTATCATAGTAAAGTTCATGACTTACGGGAACTTCCAATAAGTCTACAGTTGTTGTGCCATAGGCAAGGTAGTCAGCAAGACTTCTTATCGAAGCGAGAGCAAGGTACTGACAAATCTCTCTTGAGTCATACTTATACGCATTGAACAAAAGAACATCTGGGTGAATCAAGAATGACTCACCTGTAAAGTCTTTGTCTGCGTACTTGTATATTTTATCATAACGATTGTTTGGTATTTGGCGTTCTACAAGCATTTTGAATATTCTTCGTACCTCAGTAACCGAACCATTCGCCTCGTTATATATCTTATTCCAATTAAATAAGAACATCTATTATACCAGAGTAGTGAGCAAAAGTCAAGAACTATTTTTTTGAAAGTCATAATACTTTCTATCAATAGGTATTTCTTTATTCGACCTTGCTAGTGGGACAGATATGGAAACTCGTGCACTGGCTGGTGATGCTTTATGAAACATCCCTGCAGGTATATACAATAAGTCCCCTGTTGTTAGTACAGTATCAACTATAGTCTCGTACTTAGCCTCCTGTTCAGGTGGCATTGTCATTCTACTAGTAAACCGCTTTTTGCCGTCTTCACCGACTTCGCTTCTGGCAAATACATTGTATACTTTCCAGTGTACTTCTCCAATAGCATGAACAAGATAGTTATCGTCTGCATCTGCATGGCACTCAAAAGATACTGCATTTTCGCTCGGAGAGCAATAGAAGTGTGCATCTGCAGAAGAGTTCTGGTATCTATCTTCCAGGGCTTTGCCAATGGCTGAAATATTGGGACTAAACATGGAGGCTTTGGTAAGTATCATACTTCCACCTTTTTTCCATATGTCGTAAACGTACTCTTTTTCATAGTAGTCTTTTTTAGACCATGAGCTTTTCTGTCCACGATAAAGGTTTCCCTTTTCCATACACAATTTTTTGCCGTCTGGAGTAATCATCTGCAACCCCGCTACGGCTCTATCATTGCTAACATACTTTGAAATATCGTCCCAAGAACAGATATTACTAAAGAAGTATCTTTTATACGCATCGGCACGAATAACGATTGGTTTCTTTCCTAGAATAGTTTCTTGGAACACATGGTCTGTGATCGGATGTATTAAGTCTTCGAATATCATATCTGTTTTATTTTATACCCCATTTTTATATAGTGCCCCATACGAGCTGACGCTTGTTTAGTGGCAGTATTTCCTTTTAAATGTATATCAATTACTACTGGGTCACGTTTTCCATCCATCTTTCGGATAACTCGCCCAATAAGCTGTGTGAGTAATGGCTCATTGTTTATAGGTGTTCCTAGAATGAGGCAACTAAGTGTATTTACTGATATACCTTCACTGAAGATTGCTTGAGTTCCGTAAAGCACATTCTTGTCCCCATACAAGATCTCATCAATCAACGCTTCTCTTTGCTCATGTGGTACCTCACCTGTAACACAAATCGCTTTGTCACCAGTCAGCACGGCGCAGCTCTTTAAGAAGTGAACTCGATCGCTAACTACGAGGACTTTATGACCTCGTGCCGCATATGCAGCTGCTAGCATAGCTACGCTGTGCCTGTACTCCTCGTTATTCGTTAAATGGTTAACACGTTTTGCCCAAGGAACACTAGCCCCGTCCATAAATCGAATATCTGATCTAAATATCTCGATAGTCGGGGTCATAGCATTTTCTTTTGGCGGTTTAAAGACGTTATTACCAAAGTAATCTCTAAAAACAACGTGTTTTCCATCTTTTCGTTCAATAGTACCAGATAAGCCAATTTTATATCTACAGTAGTTGGTGTCAAGTACTTTAGAAAATGTAGGGCTTGAGACGTGGTGCATCTCATCCAGAATTACTGTACCAAACATTTTCTTTATCTTATCAATGTTTCGGTAAAGAGTTTGAGTATTGCCTATAACTATAGGACTATCAGTATCGAATGAACCACTACCAATTATGCCAGCTTCTATGCCGAATACTTTCTTTACTTCTTTAGCCCATTGATTTCTCAAAGCAATTGTATGTGTTACTACTAGCGTTTTCTGCCCTAGCTTTGCTGCGATTGCCAACCCCGTGAAGGTTTTACCCCAGCTAACCCAGGCATTGATAATTGCATTGTCATCTAACGCATCGTAAACTTCTCTTTGGCTATCTCGTAGCTCAAACTTAAACGTAGGAAACTCTACAGGTATAGTAATGCGTCTGTCTACTACCTCGTATCCTTTAGGTATAAGATCAGTGCGCCCTACAGGTATAGTCACGAGATTTTCTCGTACTCGTGACATATTTTTAATGACCTGCGGAGGATCATTTGGGTTACTAGAAGGTATAGTATAAGTAAGAGCCTTACTAAGCTCCTCTTTATACTCTGGGGTTACTTCTAAATATATCCTATTACTAATAACTGCTTTCATTAGAATCCTAGTTCGGTTTTTGCTATAATATAGTTTTTAACGAATGAGCTACGAACAATATCATCTACGCCGAACTCAATAAAGTCAAAGTCATTCATCCTTTTCAAGATATTAAGAAAATCAACCATGCCGCTTTGACCGGCCTTTAGGTCTGCCTGTCTAAAGTCTCCACAAAACATAACTCTACAATCTTCACCCATTCGGGTTATAATAGAGTCTAGCTCATGGAAAGACATATTTTGACATTCGTCAATGACAATTACTGCGTTACGAAGCGTAATACCCCGAATAAAAGAAGTTGTCATAAAGTCAACGATATTTTTATTCTTTAGTATCTGGTACGCATCGCCCCGTCCAAATAGATCGTTACATATATCTTTATAGGGCTCCTCATATACAGATTGCTTTTCTTTTTCAGTGCCAGGAAGAAATCCAATATCTCGTGTTGGTACAGCACTACGAATGATTACTAGTCTCTC